TATCGTATTTTCTTTTCTAAACCAAATAATCAAACACAGGCACAGACATCTGGAGTTATTGCAGTAAGAAAAGCTCAAGGTTATGAGTTTGCTAAGCTAAAAGGTATTCAACCTGCAAGTACAGATTCAGTAAGTGTTCAAGGTGATACTTTTGTATTGCATGGTGGATATGATGGTTATACATACAGACAGGAAAAGACAAATAAGTTTGATGGTATAAATGTTATAGGACGTTACCGTAGCCCTGATCTTACTGCAGGTGATGCGGGTATACGCAAAAACTTTCAAAGAGTTATTATTAACTATTCACCGACAGGTACAGTAAACTCTGATTTGTTTTTACGTTATGATTATGAAGATCCTAATGCACCTAGACCAGCAGCGTATCCCTTTGACTCTACGAAGGTTGTAGCTATCTACGGAACTTCATTATACGGAACTGCTACGTATGGTGGTCAAACAAACCCATTAGTAAGACAACCAGTAGAAGGATCAGGTTTTGCTGTAGCACTTCGTGTGGTTGATAACGGAGAATCCTCACCATACTCATTAAAGGGTTTCCAACTAGAATTTGATGCAGGAGCAAGAAGGTAAATGGCAGGTTATACAAGACAGTCTACGTATACAGACGGTGATATTATTCAGGCATCAGACTCTAATGACGAGTTTGACCAGCTACTTGCTGCCTTTCATAATGCTACAGGACACAAACACAATGGCACTGCAGGTGAAGGTCCAGTAATTGGACTCATTGGTGATCCCAATGTTACTACTCCGATAAACAAAGTTGTTATTGACGATACTAATAATAGAGTTGGTGTCTTTGTAGATGTATCAAGCTCCTCAGTAGAGCAGTTTAGATTTCAAGATGGTGTTATTGTTCCTGTAACTAACAATGACATTGATCTTGGTACTAATGCACTTAAGTTTAAAGATGGTTACTTTGCAGGTAATCTTACAGTAGATGGTGACATTACACTTGGTGGTGATATTACTCTAGGTGATTCCGACACAGATAATATTGTAATCGGAGCAGAGATTAATAGCCATGTTATTCCTAACACAGATGATACTTTTGACCTTGGTAGTGCAACAAAAGAGTGGCGTAATCTTTATATTGATGGCACTGCTAATATTGACTCTCTGGTAGCTGATACTGCAGACATCAACGGTGGTACTATTGATGGTGCTACTATTGCTACCTCAGACATTACAGTAGGCTCAGGCAAAACACTTGATGTATCTGCTGGTACACTTACACTAGCTGCTGATCAAATCTCTGGTGATAAAGTTGAAGGTGGTACAATTAATGCTATCACTATTACGACACTAGCGTCTACCACAGGTAACATTACAAATGTAAATGCTACTACAGTAGATACCACTAATATTGAAGTAACTAATATTAAAGCTAAAGATGGCACAGCAGCAGCTACAGTAGCTAACTCTACTGGTGTTATCACCGTACCATCGTCTGTACTAACTACAACAGACATTAATGGTGGTACAATAGACGGTGTAACTATTGGTGGCTCTAGTGCAGGTGATATTACTTTCGCTAATCTGTCGGATGGTACAATCACTGTTACAGCATTTGCTGATGAAGATGATATGTCTTCTGACTCTGCTACCCTTATCCCTACACAGCAATCAGTTAAAGCTTACGTAGATGCACAAGTAACTGCACAAGACCTTGACTTTCAAGGTGATAGTGGTGGTGCATTAAATATTGATTTAGACAGTGAAACCTTGACAATTGCAGGTGGAACTGGTATAACTACCACTGGTTCTGGTAATACAGTAACAGCAGCTATTGACTCTACGGTAGCTACACTTACTGGTACTCAGACTCTTACTAATAAAACTATAGACAGTGCGTCTAATACACTGACTGTAGATCTTAGTGCAGCTACAGTTACAGGTACTACCGCTGAATTTAATAGTGCCTTATCAGATGATAGCTTTGCTACACTTACAAACACTGCAACGCTTACAAACAAAACTATTGATGTAGATAATAATACTGTATCTAATATTGAAGTAGATAACTTTAAAGCTTCTGCTATTGTAACTGAGTCAGAAGGTATTGGTTCAAGTGACAATGATACTTCATTACCTACCAGTGCTGCAGTAAAAGATTATGTAGATACTGCAATTACTGCAGAAGACCTTGACATCACCACAGATTCTGGTACAATAGCTATTGATTTAGATAGCGAGACACTTACAGTAGCTGGTGGTACAGGTCTAGCTTCAAGTGCTACAAGTAATACAGTAACTCTAGCAATTGATTCTACAGTAACTACACTTACTGGAACACAGACATTAACTAATAAGACACTAACATCACCAACAATAAATGGTGGGTCACTCGACAGTGCTGTAACTGGTGCAACTCAAAGCTCTGGTACTAACAACACAACAATTGCTACTACAGCGTTTGCAACTACAGTAGCTATAGATGAAGCCACAGCATTAGCAATCGCACTAGGATAGGAAAAGAAAATGGCAAACACATTTAAAGTCATTACAAGAGATGTAATGCCAGCCTCTGCAGGTACTCCTGAAACGCTGTATACGGTTCAGTCAGGCAGTACTGTTGTTGTACTTGGCCTTACACTAGCTAACGTACATACTGCTCAGGTAACAGCATCTGTGACTCTGGTAAGTACTACTACTCAAACAAGTCAAACACAGAATACTACAGCAAACTTAATTAAGGATGTTGCTATTCCTGCAGGATCATCTCTTGATATACTGGCAGGTAAGATTGTTTTAAACGTAGGTGACATTATTAAGGTTGACTGTTCAGTGGCAGATAAAGTGTCCTGTATCATGTCTTACATGGAGCAAACCTAATGAGTAAGCAAACAGAGTTAGCACAGGTTGCAGATACAATTACTGTAGACTCTGGCAATGTTGGGATTGGGACGAGTTCGCCAACGTCTATTAGTGGATACACTGGCCAGACATTAAATAACGCCACTAATGGTGGTTTTATTGACTTACAGAATAATGGAACAACGGCGCTTCGCTTCCTTACAAACGGTAGCGTAAATAATATTGAAACACGCACGGCAACCCCTATCGTGTTTTTGATTAATTCCACAGAACGTATGCGCCTCGATGCGAGCGGTAACTTGCTGGTGGGTACTACGACAACCACTTTTAGCGATGAAGGAATTCGTCTATACAACTATGGTTCTATTGAGGGTGTGCGGTCGTCTCAGCCAATAATGTATCTAAACCGCACAACAACTGATGGTGATATTGCGGTGTTTAGCAAAGACGGCACCGCTGTGGGGAGTATTGGGGCGCTTGCAGCTAACTTGCACATTCAAGGCACTACCTCTGGTCTTTCTTTTCAAGGTAATAATGTAATATGTCCCGTTAGAAATGGAGCTAGAGCCGATAATATTATTGATTTGGGTGACAGTTCAAGACGCTTCGATGACATATACGCCACCAACGGCACTATCCAAACATCTGACCGCAACGAGAAGCAGGACATTGCAGAGCTTACAGACGCAGAGCAACGTGTAGCTGTAGCGGCCAAAGGCTTGATGCGTAAGTTCCGTTGGCGTGATGCAGTAGAAGCTAAGGGTGACGATGCCAGAACACACTTCGGTATTATTGCACAGGATCTACAAGCAGCATTTGCGGCTGAAGGGTTAGACGCTGGTGACTACGCCATGTTTATCTCTACAACTTGGTGGGAGCATGACGTTGAGGTGCCAGCGGTAGAAGCTGTGGCAGAGGTGCTTGACGAAGAGGGCAACGTAGTCACTGAGGCTGTAGAAGCCGTTGATGCCTACACCCGCACAGACACATATGACACACAAGAAGAAGCGCCAGAAGGCGCTACAGAGCGCACTAGGCTTGGTGTTCGATACAGCGAGCTGCTGGCGTTCATTATAGGAGCTTTATAATGTCTGGTTATATTGGCACAATCCCGGCCCCACAGTCCACGCAGACGCGTCAGACTTTTGTGGCGACTTCGGGACAGACCACATTTACCACGATTGGATTTGTGGATAAGTTTTTAGATGTGTTTCTAAACGGCGTGAAGCTAGTTTATGGCACTGATTTCACCACATCTGGAGGCAATCAAATTGTTTTGACCTCTGGCGCTTCAACAAGCGACACGTTGGATGTGGTTTTGTATACAGCGGACGCAGATACGATTAGCAATGGTGGTCGTTATAAAGGCGAGCGCGGCACGATTGGTGCTTCTGCGGCTGCGGGTGATATTTTCAGGGCGCACGAGCAGACCTTGAATACAAATGTAACGATTGACGCGACAGAGAACGCTGTAGCTGTTGGCCCATTGGCCGTGGCATCTGGCGTTACTATCACCGTCACATCAGGGGGGAACTTGAGCATTGTCTGATATTAGAGCAAATACGATTAGTGATGCGGCTGGTACTGGGCCGATTGCGCTGACGAAGCAGAGTGCTGCTAAGGCTTGGTCGAGAGTAACCTACTCTGGCAGCACACCCTCCCTTGGCTCCAGTAGCTTAAATTTTAGTAGTATTGCTGATACGGAAACGGGTGGGTGGACTGTTAATTTCACTAACAGCATGGCTAATACCGACTACACAGTCTCTGGTGTTGCTACTAACGATAGAGTCGGTTTGTTAGCTTCTGATATAAATGCTGCATACACTACAACCCAAAAGAAAATGCAGATACAAGATTCTAGAAACGCAACTCAGTATGATTGGGACAGTACTATCACAGTTCACGGAGACCTAGCATGAGTACGATAACGGTTACAAACATCCAAGCCACGGGTGAAACAGCTAGTCGTGCGGTGTCAGGGGTTGCTGCGGCTTGGGTGAATGCTAACTCTTCATTTGTTGTGCAAGATAGTTACGGCATTGCATCCATAACGGACAATGCTACGGGGAAACTGTCGCTTAACTTTTCTAGTAGCATGGCTAATGCGAGCTATAGTGTTTCAGGTTCTGGAAAAGGTAGCAGTGCTTTTGCTAACTTCAATCGAGTAATTGGAACTGACGGGGGTACAACTAGCCTTGCGAACTTACTTATAACAGATTTAAACACCCCATCTTTTTCTGACCGTGATTTTTCAGCATCAATCCACGGAGACTTAGCATGAGTACACTAAACGTTTCCAACATCACCGATGGCACCGATACGGTCGGCACCAGCTATGTGGTTAATGGGTCTGCGAAGGCTTACGTTAATTTTAATGGTACTGGGACTATTGCTGTAAGGGATAGTTTTAATGTGGCAAGTCTTACGGACCTTGGCAACGGCAGTCACGATGTGAATTTATCTTCGTCCTTTTCTGCTGCTGACTACGCCGTGTCTGGTTCTACTGGTGGAACAAACCAGAGTAATCACTTTAATGGCGGCACAAATGTTAGAGCGAGCGCATTTAACGCAAGGGTTCTGGTGGCAAACGTGTCAACAAATGACGATGCCCAAGTTCACGCAATGGCAGTAGGAGACCTAGCATGACCCACGGACACCTCTGGGATCGTCTAGCTGAAGCTAAGTCACGCCTTGCACCAGTGCAGTCTAAGTATCGTGTGCTGTTTGAAGACCCTGCCACACCAGACGAACCAGCGAAGGTACTTGTGCCTGACCCTAACTTCATGGCTGCGGCTCTTGCTGGCAACATCCTGCCGTCCATTGACACCTATCAGCGTGATCGTCTGGTGCCAGATGGACAGCCAAAGGAACACCCATATGCGGAGCCTATCGGCGCTATGAGCGAAGAAGAGGCGGTTGAGTATCTGGTGATGAAAGATATAGACCCCGCCGTGTGGCGGGATTACAATGGAAACCGGACGATTATGAAAATTGTCCCTGTGGAGATGATCCCTTCGGACCGCTCCTTTAGAAATGCATGGAGAATTGCACAATGACAACTTACATCAATATTAACGGAGATGTTCGTGAGGCGTCTTCTCTCACCGTTCCAGCGGATCGTACTTTTCGCGGAGCGTGGTCCTTTAACGGCGATGCTGTTGAGGTAGATATGACTGCGGCCAAGGTTATTCACAAGGACAACTTGCGGGCGGAACGTGCGCCACGCTTGGCTGACTTGGATGTGGCCTATATGAAGGCATTGGAGGCGGGATCTGGCGCAGATGCTATTGCTGCACAGAAAACAACGCTGCGTGACATTACTGCGGATGCTCGCATTGATGCTGCGGCAAACCCTGATGCGCTGAAGGCATTGGATCTGGCTACCCTGTTGGGAGAATAAAATGAGCAAGGCAAGGCAACTAGCCGACTTAGGTAATCAGGTTGATGATGGGGCTATCACTGGCACCAACATGATTATTAATGGTGCTATGCAGGTTTCTCAGAGAAGCACCTCGGAGTCTGTTAGCACTTCAGACGGATACAAGACTTTAGATCGTTTTCAGTACAATGAAATGGGTAGTTACGCGGGTGTCCATACCATGTCGCAAGACACAACGGGGCCATCGGGGTTTACTAATTCTTTAAAGTTTTTAACGACAACAGCCGATAGTTCTTTGTCTGGAACTGACGGGTTTTCTTTAAGATACAGAGTAGAAGCTCAAGACCTACAAAGATTAGGTTATGGCACTTCTGATGCAAAGTCATGCACTCTTAGCTTTTATGTAAAGTCCAACGTAACTGGAACTTACACAATTAATATTCAACAGTCTGATGCAACTAAAATGCTAGGAGTTTCTTATACTGTTGATGCAGCTAATACTTGGGAACTTAAAACTCTTACTTTTGTAGGTAACACAAGTGATGTCATAAACAATGACACGGGTATTGGAATGCAGATTCAATGGGGTCTAGCTACTGGTCCTGATTGGACGTCTGGAACATTACGGTCAACTTGGACTACTACCTCTAATGGTGACTATCATGCAGGACAAACGGCTAATGTTGGTTCCGCAGTAAATAACTACTGGCAAATCACAGGCGTCTGCCTGAACGTTGGTGACAGCGCTATCGACTTCCCGCATGAAAGTTACGGGGATACATTGGCGAAGTGCCAGAGGTATTATTCTTACTTAGGCGGAACATCGTATGAGGGTATTTCTACTGGGATGAAGTTTTCAGGCAATGGCTCTGTTCACGGCATTCAATACCCAGTCACTATGAGGTCGCCACCGAGCATTGCAATTAGCAATTTGATTGTAACGGACCGAACAATATACGACTTAGATATAACTAATATATCGACCGTGCAGGGGCTTAGCACTACGTATCTTAGGACTTCGTGGGTTACATCTTGGGGAGCGAACGGTGATGCAGTTCTCATCGCTGTTAAGAACGGGACTACTGGCCGAATAACCTTTGATGCGGAGCTATAATCATGGATAATATGAACATCACAGCCGCACAGTATCAAGCTGACCCAATGTCAGGGACTAACTCTAGCATCAAAGCCACCATCGACGGCACTGAGATGTCAGTTCCCCTTGACTTAGCCAATCGCCACTACTTTGAAATCATGCGGCAGGTTGAGGCTGGCACACTAACGATTGCCCCTGCTGACACTTAGGCAAAAATGCGGTATGGGTAAGACTGTATAACAAGGAAAGCAACGTGGATGCCTTTGACCAAACTGCAATTCCGACCGGGAATAAATCGTGAAACCACCTCATACTCCAATGAGGGGGGCTGGTTTGACATGGATAAGGTCCGGTTTCGGTTTGGTTTTCCGGAGAAAATAGGCGGCTGGGAAAAGAGTTCTGGAACTTATTTCTTAGGGTCTTGCCGCGCATTGCACCCGTGGGTCGCGCTTCAAGGTGAGAAATACTTGGGCGTTGGAACGCACCTAAAGTATTACATAAACGAAGGCGGCGGGTATAACGACATTACGCCCATTCGCTTAACGACCGCAGCGGGAGCCGTTACGTTTTCGGCTAGTGCCACGACCCTTGCTTCTAATGTATCCATTGGTGATACATCAATCACGCTTACCAGCGGTTCTGGTTTTCCCGACACAGGCGTTATTAAAATCAACAGCGAGGTTATTCGTTACGCGTTTCTTTCTGGCGCTACGTTATCGGGCTTAGAGCGCGGTTTTGACAGCACCACCGAGGCGTCTCATACAGCGGGGAATAACGTGACCTGTTCCACATTGCGGGTTACAGATACGGATCACGGTGCGGACGATAATGATTTTGTTTCGTTTTCTGGATGCTCTACTCTTGGAGATCAAGTTACTGCGGATGTTTTAAACCAAGAGTATCAAATCAGTCACAAGGTTTCTGATGATGAATACTTAATAGAGGCGCGAGCCGTGGCCTCTATGCAGAACATCACCACAACAACGGGTTACACGCCGACTTATGTCTTCGCCACGGCTTCGGATAGCGCAAGCGGTGGAGCCAGTGTTGTAGGGGCCTATCAAGTAAACACTGGTTTAGACACCACGATTGTCGGAACAGGTTGGGGCGCGGGATCTTGGGCTCGTGGAGCGTGGGGCAGTGGCTCTAGTTTGTTGGCTTCTGGTCAAACGCTTCGTATTTGGAGCCATGATAACTTTGGCGAAGACTTGTTGTTTAACGTTCGTGATGGTGGCATTTATTACTGGGACAAAAGCACAAATTCTTCTTCTCCGTTTAATCGGGGGGTAGAGCTTTCGTCGTTGGCAGGAGCTAATACAACGCCCACGATTGCCAAACAGGTCATGGTTTCTGACCGGGATCGGCACATTATAGCGTTTGGTTGTGACAGCCAGACTAATCCGGGGGTGCAGGATCCATTGCTTATTCGGTTCTCGGATCAAGAATCTCTAACCGATTGGGCTGCGACGGCTACGAATACAGCGGGTGACTTGCGCCTTGGTTCTGGGTCCGAGATTGTAACTGCGGTAGAAACGCGCCAGCAAATTCTGGTGTTTACTGACATTTCTATTCACGCGATGCAGTTCTTGGGACCGCCGTTTACGTTTGGAATTAATTTAATTTCTGAAAACATTTCGATTGCGGGTCCGTTGGCTGCGGTTGCAGTTGAGGACAGTGTGTTTTGGATGGGTTCTGAAGAGTTTTATGTGTATGGCGGTACGGTACAGCAGTTGCCTTGCTCTGTTCGTGAGTACGTCTTCAACGACATAAACATAGGGCAGCTTGAAAAGGTAACTGCGGGAACGAACATTTCGTTTTCTGAGGTGTGGTGGAATTACCCTTCTGCCTCTAGTTCAGAGAATGATCGTTATGTTGTTTACAACTACCAGCAACAGATTTGGTACTACGGAACATTGGAACGCACGTTCTGGTTGGATCGTGGGGTTGAGACATTCCCTGTTGCTGCGGGCACGGATCACGCATTGTATTACCATGAGCTTGGTTTGGATGACGGAAGTCAGTCCCCTGCCACAGGCATTTCGGCGTTTATTGAGTCGAGTCAGATGGACATCGGAGACGGAGAACAGTTTACATTCTTACGTCGTTTGATTCCGGATATGACGTTTAGGGACAGCACCAACGACACGCCGCAAGCTACGATGACGCTCAAAGCTAGGAATTATCCGGGCGGAGAATATTTGCAAACAAACAGTAAGACGGTGGAAAAGACGGCGTCTGTTCCAGTTGAGCAGTTTACCAATCAGGTAAATGTTCGCCTACGGGGTCGTTCGTTTGCATTTAAGATTGAGAGTTCTGACACGGGTGTGTCATGGCGGTTAGGTTCTCCAAGGGTGGAGATCCAACCTGACGGGATGCGGTAATGTCTCGTAATCTTGTTCTTCCATTTTTTCCGATTGCTCCCGCGCAATACGATCCGCAGTACCTTGCCGAGGTGGTGCGTTCGTTTGCGATTTACTTGGAGCAGATGCAAAACCCCGGCGAGGGTCGGAATACTTTTTCTGTGTTTACAAATCTTCAAACAGACGACAGTGGTTTGGAGCCGGGGGCTATCTTTAACCACGATGGTTATGTTAGAGTGCCCGTAGCTCATTCGCCTTATGTTCGTGGGTCACAGGCCACGGGCAGCGTCGGAACAGTAACGGTGACAACATGACTGTAATTACAATGCCAGACGGCTCCCGCTGGAAACCCTCTTCAAGTTCTGATACAGTGCATTGTGTCAACTGTAGCAATGCCGTTGATACGCCAGAAGAGATCGCAAGCTACCCCGACGGGAACTGCCCCGATTGCGGCGAGGCTTGGACAGGCGCAGAAAATCGAAGCACAACAATTACAGTAACTGCGCCAGAGGCGATTAGAGGCGAAGCATGAATCTTGGAGCGGTACTTGGTGGACTTGGCGGACTTCTTATTCCGGGCGGCGGTGCATTAACCGCGGCCCTTGGTACTTTTGGCGGGAGTTTATTAAGC